TTCTACCAGCAGGAGCCCCACCCCCTTGCGGTGTCTGTTGTTTCAGCAAATAAGGTGCTTGTTCTTTTAGTTTTGTTTTGGCCCAATCAGCAACAGGAATACGTTCATATCCATCAACAACAACAGGCTTCCCTTCCTGAAGATCAATTTTATCTTTTGGCAAAAAGTTTTGTAAAACTAAACTAGGGTCATGCACTACTTCTGCTAATGCTTGGCTTGCGGGTGAAATTAATTCGAGCTCTCGGACTTTTGATTCAAGCTCTTCTATACGCTGTTTATCTGTTGATGATTTCTCTCTATATTGCTGTTCTAATGCTTGTTTTGCTTCTCCGTATTTTCCTTTCTGCTCTAATTCGGCCTGTTCCGCTTTCGCCTTAAAATCAAGCAAAGCTTGAACGTCCACATCAGGAGCAGCGTTCGCTTTTGCTTTTGCTTTTTTTGTTTCGTTTAATAGCTCAGCGTTTTTTTTACGCATCGCCTCTACTTCAGCTTTTAGATTCTCAACTTCAGAATCGACAGCCTGCTCCACAGGAGCGTTAGCTTCTTCAGACATAAAACCCACAGGGTTGTTTAGATGGTTTTAGCATACCAACTTTTTTGATTAATTACCATTTAACTTTGTCAGCCCAATATGCAGCACTCATTTTACCTTTAGCAATATTTTTAGCGTGTCTAGCTTTAAAAGATTTTTGTCTCGCTTTGTCTGCTTTACTTTTTGGTTTGTCTCCAGCTCCACTAACCCCTTGTTGACCAAATCTAATTAATTTTGTTTTGTCTCCTTCTTTAGCAAGAACAGCATGTGACTTTGTGGGGTGGCTAGGTGTCCTTTTCGGTTTGTTATATCCAACAAATTTTTCTTTACCTCTAGCAACTGTCATTTTTTCTTAGTAGCTGTTTTTAATTGGGATCTTTTTTTTAATACAGCATTACCTGTTGATTCTGATTTGATTCTAATCACAGGATCTTTATCAGTTCCAACTCTCGTAACTGTTCCTCCAGATGGGCCTTTAATAGAAGCTTTTTTTCCAGCAACACCCGTAACTTTTCCATACGTACGAACGCCTTGATAAATCCAGCTAACCCTTGATCCTTTCTTCATTTCTTCTTACCTCCTTTCTTTTTCTTTTTTGGTCTTCCTACTTTAGATCCATAAGTTCCGGAACCTTTAGGCATGACAAAAAAGCAATTAACTTAAACATAAGCCGAAACTTGTAACTTTTCATCTGTTACTTGATCCTTTTTAATCATTTCCCAGTCTTTTGTGCTGGTAATTTTGCCGGATCGCCGTATCGAGCCTTTAATTGTTTTAACGAAACCT